TATTATAATAAAGTTATGTAACTGTGTCAAGAGATGATTGTTATTTTGCCGTTGGGCAACAAAATATTTTTTGCTGAGTTCTTTAATTTTTTTCTTAACCTCTGAATCGGAAAGCGACGCAATATCCCCCTGAAAAGGGTGAAACATTATGAATATTCCCCTAGATATCTCATAAAGATATTTTCTGAATTGTGTCTCCAAACTTCGACAAACACCGGGTCAGTTTGTGAAGTAACTGTTAGCGATGCCGGAAAGGCAGGATCTTTTTTAACTACAGTTCCTGCAACGCTGTTAATAGTAATAGTTTTTTCTGTGCCGTCGCCGCTGTAAAGTTCCAAAGTCATTTTCCCCACGGACTGGCTGGCTACGCCCAAGTCAGGATCCCCTGGTAATTCTACAAATTGCAGTATAATATCTTGGTTTAAACTTAGAATATGATAGTCCGCAGTTTTAAAACTTACTTCATAGGGAGTTCCGGGATCAACCCCATCTAGCGGCAATGATTGTAGGCTGTTTTTTCTCTGCGATACGTTTATAGTAACTGCATTTTGCAGGATATTACCAGCAAAATCATTGCTTTCGTTTTTCTTAGCAGATGTGTCTTGTAGGTTTTCGACTTCTTGTTGTGCTACTCTAAGGCTGTTCTTGATTGTATCAAAGTTGTCTCTAAACACCTGTGTGTCGTTGTCTTGTCCTGCTACAGGAAAATTTTCATTTATTCCAAGGTATTGTATGTTACTCACGGTTTTTTCTCTCCAGTTTGCGGAAATGCAAGATATTTATCACTGATTTCGCCGTCTAAAATATCTATAATATATCTATCACTCTCAAAATTTAGCTGTTTAAAATCAAATCCGCTTGCATTTATCCTATTTAAAATTTCTTGACCCTTACCCGGCTTTGCATAACATAGAACCAATGCTTTTGTAAAACCTAATTCGTATGTTGCTGAATCTTGTATACTGCGCATCCACAAAGGCAGAAAATCTCTATTGGTTGTGCCTAGATCCTGTATCCGATCACGCATATTTTCAATGCTATTAGGAAATATTCTTTGATGATCCGCATCACTTACAAAGGGTATGTCACTGTCTATGGTAATTGCGTCAAAACTAACTAAAACAGGGCTGTTAATTTTATCTCTTAGTTCGATTTCATTGCTTATTTTTTTAGAATCTTTTTCTAATTCGTCTATCAGTTCCACATATACTGTTTCGTAAATAACCTGCTGTGTTTCCGAATCTTTTGCTATCGCTCTTTTTACATCTCCAAAATATAGGTGCTTTCTATAATGATTACGACTCATAGCCTGCACATATCTCACAGCTTCCTGAGATTCGATACCGGCATAAACCAACACTCGTAGATCGGTTTGCACACTGTAGTTAGGATCGCCATATCTATAAAGATCTGTAGGATTAAATATTTCTGCATTTGTAATAAAGTCTGCCCAATAAAGGCGCTTTTGTTTCTCTTGCAGGGCTTTCAAATATAGATTAGCAAAACTTCTATTTTCCGTGACAGGGATAGTAATTGTGAAGGTTCGAGTAGTTTCTGCTAATGCTGCGAAATCCTTTGCTTTAGCAGTGAAGCTGAATTTTCTATCAAATGTGGTTTGATTAGAATCAAACGTGGTTGTGAACGATCTGGAACCAGTGCTGTCGTCCAATGCACTGTCCTGTTCGAAAAATCTTGTTAATCCTTTTCCTGAGTCGTCTGCAAATTGCTTTACTTTTCCGGTTATTATACCTGTAGGTAGTAAGGTAAGTCCTGGCGGTAAACTACCAGATTCTAATGAATAATTAACTTGTCCACCGTATGCGGTTGTTTCTGCTTTTATAAACTTATTGCTCGGCACGTTAGGAAACAATGTGCCTCTATCACTAGGAGTCGTCCAGTTAATTAAACTTTCAATCTCGCCTATAATTTCAACGGTAAATGTTTTAGAAACAGTGCTATAACCTAACGTCCAAAACTCTCCCTCCTCTGGAGGATTATTCCTGTTAAGTTTTTTTGCTATGTATAAATTTCCGTTAAACTTGACCGCATCGTTTGCTTGATAGATGGTAGAAGATTGCCATTGACCCTTGAGATTATAACTTGGAGCACCTGTTTGTGGGAAGTTGATTGCAATCACAGTAAATTTATATTCTTTGGTAACTGCATCTTGGTAAGGCACAGCACCAGCAATTTCGCCAGTTATAGGGTCTAAGGCCATTCCCGGAGGAATAACACTGGCAGAGCCATCTGGATTTTGTTCGTCTAAGAGATAGGTTGTTATTCCAGGTAGACTAGGCGGATCATAAACTTCTAAAAATAGAGTGATATAGTTTTTTGCTCGATAACGTCCTAGATTACTGTCTGTTATCCACAGTGGATTTCGATTTCCGTCTGCATCTGCTTGAAATAGGTTTGTATCGACCTGCAAAATATTGTTATCTGCTTTTAAGAATTCTTCTGTTACTACATAAATTTTAAACAGACGCTCTTCTACTGTAAAACCGTCGGTTATTCCTATAGTAAACGCATAAATTCTACTAAGTCGTTCGGGTATTTGACTAGGCTCATTGTAATCAAATGTTTGATTGTCATAGAAAAAGCTATCATAACCATTTGAATTAACCCCACCGATATCTAACGGCACTGTATCAAAACTCTGTGTATCGTATCCTTGCCCGTCTTGATTAATTATAGTAGCAAAAACAGGATCAGTGAATCCACTTATCAAACCTTCCGATGATAAAGAAAGACCAGGAGGCAATTCGCCAGCATTTGGAACTAGGAAATAATCTAAAACCTGTCCGGCATTTAGGTCAGGATCTCTTGCTTCAATTTGGAATTCAACTTGTGCGTTGTCCAACACAAAATAAGCATCTTGACTACCGACATTTAAAAATCCTTCAGGAGTAATGAAAATAGGGGAATCGCCGCCATCCACGGTTAATGAAAATGTTCTATCTTTGATTTCAAATCCGTTAGATGCACGTATAACAAACTGGTTAGTGGTTAAACGTGCTACTTCAGTGGGACTGCCTTTTATCTGCGATCCTTCCAATCGTAGCCCGTTTGGCAGATCTCCAGCAATTACAGAAAATGTCAAACTGCCGCGGTCTGTAGAAGCCTCTATGGAAATGTCTATGACTTCTCTTTCTGTTAGAGTGCCTAAATCGCCCGCAGGAGTTGTCCAAAGAATTGGCATTTGATCTCCTATGATATAGTCCCGGCATCTAAACTTACGCCGCTTTCATAACTTAATGTTCCGAAATCAATATTTGTATTAGCAGTTGCAAATTGAACTGCATTGTTATATGCACCAGTAACAAATCCAAAGTCATAACTTGTTAAAATTTCAGTGAAAGGTAAGATAGTTTTAAAGTTAACACTAGACCCTGTATTGGTTACCTCAATGTCCTTTACGCCGGAATACGAACCAGGTGCCTGTATTCCTTGGAGTGTTAATTGTGTATGAACACTGGCATTTACACTGCCAGAGTCTGTGTCAAACTGTGTAAATGCATCCGGTTGCGTTGAATTGATTTCGACCGAAGTAGGAAATTCTTGCAGGGTAATTTTAGTTCCGCCTACTAAACTCTTGAATTCTAAAGTGCCGCCGGTTCGTTGTGCAAATATGCCTGCACCTGTGTCGCCTAAATTGACACCAGTGGTAGCCAATTCATTTGAAAGCTCTGTAAAGTTTGCGTTTACTTTCTCGAACGCGGTGCGTAGGTCATCTCCTAGTCCGTCATTTACTCTGTTGCCGATGTTTATTGTTTGAATTGCCATTTACACGCTCTCTTTATAGTATTTACCTTAGATAGGATTCCCGCCATTTAGGCTGTATATCGCAGCTGCTATTCTGTCTAATGCAGTTTTGATATCTCCTGGATTACCGTTCCAGTGGCCGGGAGTAGAATTAACATATTCGATTGTTAAAGTTCCAGAGTCGGAAGATTTAATCTCACCGAATGCGCTATCAAAAATTAGTTCTCCTGTCGCTGAGAATATAAACGAATTGTTATACACCGCAACAGGACTTGTATCTGTCTGCTCTCCGCTTGTGTTAATCGTAAAGTCGGATTCTTCTTCAACATCGATGGTGTTGTTGATAATGCTGCCTGCTACCCTACCATTTACACCATCTACTAATACAGTGCTATCATCCCCAAACACTGAACCGTTGATGTCCATTGTGGTTGTGCCTATAACTGGTCCTGCAATTGCCAAGCCGCCACCGTCTTCTCCGTCGCCTGCTAATATACTTACAATACGACCGCTTATAATAATATCACCGTAGCGTGTATAGTCAGATGGGTCATCGAATGGAATTCCTCCATTAATGTAAATACCGCCGCCTTGGCCGCCAGGTAAAGCGGCTGCTCCTTGAATATCCAAAATATTATCAGTAGTGGTTATATTAGTGAATCCTCTATCGCCAGGAGTGGCTGCTGTATTAATAAAAAAGTTTTCGTCGCTTGTAGAAATAGTATCGTTGAGCACAGTGTTTTGTAGATTTATTTTACTGTTCACACCGTCTACTAACAAAGAACTATCATCAGCAAATACACTACCTTTAAAATCTGTAGGAATATCGTTGGCAGTAATAAAACCACTGTCGTTTGTGAGATCGCTCAGAGCACCCGGTATTGTAGGTGTGTCGGTGATTTCATTGTAACTCACAGTGGATCCAACATCTGCGCCGCCTACTTGCAGTTTGCCATCCGCGATGCTAAGAGTTGTGCCGCCTAGGTCAATAGTGCTACCACTTAGATATATGTCTTTAAATCTCTTGGTTGGACTGCCTAGACTGTGTTCTTCGGTAACATTAGGAACTATATCGCCGCCTACTGTGAAATCACCGGTAATGCTCGCGGCTTGATCAATAACTATTGCACTGCTGTCTGTTGTAGTAAGTGTGCTACCTGTAAATTCAAAAGAACCTAAATTTAAGTCTGTGTCGCCAACAAGCCCTAGCTCGGTGTAAAGTTCTGTGAAGTTTGAGTTTATTTTTTCAAAACTTGTTCTTAAACTATCACCCGTTCTGTCGTTAGCTGATTGGCCTATGTTTACGGTTTGCTTTGCCATATTACGCTCCTGTTCCTCCGTTCAGTGTCTTTACTAGAGTCGCTAATCTGTCAATAGCTTCTCCTACGGTTGTTGGAGCATCACCGTCCCAGTCGCCGGGGGTAGTGGCTGTGTAAACAACGTTGCCATTTACTCCGTCAATTATCATAGATGAGTCATCACCGAACACTGATCCGATTAAGTCACCTGTGATAGTAGCATTAGAAATGTTAACAGCAGATGTATTGAATGTTCCGATATTGATAACGCCGTTTGTGTAGCCTAGTCCGGCTGGGCCGGCGTATATGGTAACATCACCGCCATCAGTTCCGCCGGAGCCGCCACTTATAGATACTGGTCCTCCTTCACCTGCTGAACCAATCCCGCCTATAATAGTAACTTCGCCGCCATCCGTTGAACCAATCCCGCCCGCGACAGTAATCTCACCGCCAACACCTGCTGAACCGATGCCAGCTGCCAAAGTTATATCGCCACCGTCACCACCGTTTCCTGTGCCACCTACGACTATAACTCTGCCGCCATCTGTATCTCCGTTAGCACCTACCATAGTAAGATCGGATCTTCCTGTAATAGTATTGGTGGCGATAGCGGTATTTTCAACCGGCCCAACAATTTTGCTTTCAACAGCGTCTATCAGTTTGTTACTATCATCTCCGAACACTGACCCTGTAACATCACCTGTGTGATAGCCGGTTGTGTTACCTACTAAATCAATTGTAGCGGTTCCTATTAGATTGTTTGCTGGTATATTTCCTTCTAACCCATTAACAAGTATAGTAGAGTCGTCTGCGTAAACATTTCCGTTTATATCTATCTTTTGATCTAATTCTATTTTTAGTGTGTCTGAAGCAGGTGTATTTGTAAGAATTATTCCATATCCCGCATCTAGTGTAAGCTGATCTGTTGTGGTTTCAGCTACGACATCATTTATTCCGAAAGGGTCGTCGCTGAGTCTGATTCTGCCGAAAGCAGGCTGAGCCGGTGAGGAGTTTTGAATCGTGGCGATTCCAGTGCCTGCATCTGTGGAAACTGTAATACCAAAGCCGCCTTGAACTTCAATTACTCCGGTATTTGTCAGAGTAGGATTTCCTGTTGCCGTGTCTACTGCTATTCCTATGCCCGGTGCTCTACCTGATGCGCCAACAGAATACGGAGAACTGGCAGCAAGGCTACTGCTGTTTGTTATGCTTAATACCCCGGTATTAGTTAGTGTTATATTCCCTGTTTGGCTGCTTACGTTTATTCCCGATCCTGAATTAAGTTCAGTAACACCGATGTTATCAAAGGTTATGCTTTCCGATACAGAATCCACTGAGATACGCATTGCAGTTCCGCTTAACAAATTAATTGTATCTACGAATTCATCTGCTACAATTCTATTATCACTGTCTATCTGGAAAGACTTAAAAAATGTATTATCAGGGTTGATTATGAGATTGCCGTCAACAGTTGCATTTGCGGGCAAATCCACAGTATCATTAACCCCTTTAATTAATGCATTTCCAAGATGGATACCATTACTTTCACCTTCCGTCGAATCTACAAAAGGGCTTACATATAAAGATTTCCACCTTTGATTTTCTGTGCCCAGGCTATATTCATCATTGACATTAGGAGAAACATCTGTAAATAGATTAGAAAAATCAACAACTTCTATTCCACTAGAATCTTGTAATGTAGCATACAGTTCTTCAAAATTTGCATTTACATTTCTAAACGCAAGTTCGATATTGCTCCAAATTAACGGCGGATTTCCCGGTTCAACATTTCTTTTTGCCATTATGTTCTCCCTACCGCTACTTCTATTACACCCGGACCGTCATTGTCGTGATTCTCTATAGCTTTTCCGACCACTGTGCCAGTCCTTATGTCATCTTTGGCCGCAACAGCCAATCCTTCAATTTCAGATGTTACCAAAATGTCACCCTTTTGTATTTTTCCTACCACTTTTACAGGAACTCTTCCGGTTAATGCCACTAGATTCTTAAGTCCAGGACAACTGGTATACATTGCAAAGCCAGCGGTATTACTCACAACACCGGCTACCCTTGGATCGGCATACCTGTCGGTTATGGTTACTTCTTTATCTCCACCAAATACCAACACAGTTCCTACTTCATATTCATTGTCGCCTTCATAATATTCTGCAACATCAGCCGAATAAGTAGCCTCGAATCTTGATTCGTTCGGTGACGAGCCTGTTAGGCTCCATCTACCAGTAACAGTTCCGGTAATTGTATTTCCACCGGTTGTTAACGCAGTTGTTGTAACTTGAGAAGCGGTAATAGGAGCAAAATCAGCACCGTTCTGTGTCAAAAATTCGTGCGCATTATTTCTATATTGATTCTTCTTGTCAGCTGCAAGACTTCCATCCGAAAGGAATATGCCTCCAGCGCCGCCGTATGTGTATAGTTGAATATACCCACCAGATGCAGTATTTGTAGTCTCTACCGCATCTAAACCATCAATTTTTAATTTTGACAAATCGCCAATTCGTGCTTCAAAGTCACCGTTGCTGTCTCTATTAATCAGCTTGTTGTTATCCGCAGCTCCGGTGTATGCCGCCGAACTTTCAACAATAGTATAGTCTACATCATTTGAATTACTGGTAGTGTTGGTTCTACGTATAAAGCCAGTGCCAGTGAACTGGTTTTTCTTAAGTGCCCCACCATCATTCACTACATCTTGATAAGAAACTGCAACCACATCATCTGTGGTGACCGAAGGGTTAGCAATTACGTGTTTACCTGCGACCTGTTCTAGTTTGGTAGTAACAATTCCGTTGTCTTTTAATTCAATAAAACCATCAGTAGCAACAAACTCTGCATCTTTGAAACTAGAAACTCCTAGTGTTCCTTGAATTGTTTGATTTGTTCCGGTTTGTGCCGAAGCCCTTGTTTGGGCTTTGTTTAGGTTAAGTTTAGCCTGAACAAGTGCATCTGCTTCGAATTCTGTGTTATTTGTAGGCAGTTTTATGTCTGAATCAATGATAGTGTCGGGAACAATTTGTGCATCCACTGTGTTTGCAGTAGAATCGATATCTAACGCGATATCCCCTACAACGGTTGCATTGATTGTATCTCCTGCAACTCCACTAAACACCAGCAATTGATTTGCTTGGATGTCGTTAAATGCGAAATCCTGCACATTTGTTATTTTTAAGCTTTGCAGGTTTACAGCATCTTGTGGAAAAACAGGATCGGCAAGGTTGGTTATTTTGTTATCGGCAAGATCCATGTTTGCCTTCATACTCAACTGTCCATCAAGGGCCATAAAGCCGCCGTTTGGTGGTATTCTGTTTTCGTCAGGAACGACAGCGCCTGTATGTGTTATA